CTTGAACAAGTTGGATCTGAGGCACTTACGTGCTCCTTACGATGCAGCGAGGACGTTAGCAATCCATACGCCGTTGTCCACGGCAATGAAAAGCACACGTTTTGCGGCGGCATACGAAACACCTGTTGCGCCAGCCGTGCCGTTGATTGTGTCAGAACCAGAACCAAACACGGTCACAGCATCAGCACTATCTGCATTGTAAAAATACACAACGCTACCTGCGACAGCATTTGGAAGCACAACGCCGTAATTACTAGCCGTTGATGTCGTTACAACATTTGCTCCAAGCAAAAGGACAGGTGTGGTGGAAGCTAATGCTGTGCCTAAAGCGGTGATGCCGTAGTTTGTCTGCCATTGCGGAGCGCCGAGCGCCTCGTCAAGAGCATTGCCATCTGTAAGACGAAAACCACCGGGAAAACGATCTGGAAGTGCCATTTTAGTTACCTCGTTTGGTCACTGTAAATGTTGTAAACGCCCGGACGGACCAAGTTATCCGGCATTACAAGGCTTGGGATTTGAGTGTTTGCGGAGCGAACTGTTTGCATCGCATCTGCCGCCAATCCTTCATAAGTTGGATCTGGCGGAAGCCTGTAAGCAGCGCGAGTTCTTACCACAAGATTGTAGTGAAGCGCTGCAAGATATTCTGGGGGAAAATTAAACGTCGACGTTAAGTCTGTGAATTCATCCAGAACATGCTTTAAAATGATGTGAACTTCGTAAAGATTTGCTTGTGGGAGAGGCCAAGGATAAATTTTACCCATCGGCCACGCGGAGTCGTAAAAGATACATTGCGAAAACGACACCAATGTTTTGAGTGTAATCCTCGCATAATCTTCATATGAAAACAAAAGTTGCAGCGGATAGTCCACGGCCTGTGTGCCATTAGCCCCCGGCAGCATTCTAAAAAACGCGCTTTCCAATTTGTCAGGCCGAACGGACACATTGATATCTCCGCCCGGACCAACAGTGTAACTTTGCGCACCAGTTGACACCACGCTTTTATCGACAAGGTGCCAGATCATCCAGCGTTTAACCCGCCATTGCGCGATCATCATATTCATTCGCACAAGCGCGTCATTCACGTCTTCAGCCAAAAGGGACTGACCAACGCCCAACACACCAGCGTCTTTATAAGCAAGATTGATGATGTCGAGCGCGGTCGTAGCCATTATAGGTCTTTCGCTATGTTAAGAGCTGGTTTATTCGGTGTGCTTGGTGCAGGCTTTTTACTGCTTTCCGCCAAATCTCTTTGCGCTTTAAGTTCAGCTAATTGAGTTTTTGCCAATTCCAATTCAATTGCTTTTCTATCAAGCTCCGCTTGCAATTCATCTTCACGGGTTTTGAAAGAGCCCGGCTCACCTTTAGTAATATAATCGACTTCTTCTTTCGCATCTCCGACAATAATCGGGTCTGTCTTTTTCTCATCGCGATATCCGACAACTTTCGGATATTCTTGAAATTTATATTCCGGAAATTCCATGCTCTCATACACACCGAGATAAGGACGAACTTTAGCCATTTACTTGCTCCTTGAAGGTAGGGGGGCAATATGCCCCCCTTTTTGGTGATTAGATGATGTCGGCGACGACAACCGCCCACTCAGGACGAACCCAGACATACCCGTAAAGCACATCCAAACGGGTGATGAACTGATCCGACTTAATATCAAAACCAGTCACCATACGCATCGAAACGCCGTCCATACGCTCTCTTGCAGTTTCCTGCATGTTCTTTGGCAGTTCAAGATCGGCTGTCGCCATCGTGACTGCATCTGGAACGAATGCAAGGTTTTTGCGGTAAACGCTGGAAGCGAGCGTCAAGGTGACAATCGCTGCACCGTTAGCAGGAGACGCCGTAACCGTCTGATACTGCACAGCCGATCCACCAACAGGAGGAACGATTGCAGGATAGATGGAGATCGATGTCGCACCGGCAGCAGCATTTGCTGTCACTACGAACTGCTGCAACTGACCCGTTGACACTTTCGTGATGCGGTTGACCGCGTTCACGCCAGCAAACGTAATGATGTCGCCTTGATTAAGCGGACCACCAAGAGCGTTTGTCACGATGGTTGTGCCGGTCTGGCTACCACCATTAACAGTCATCGTGCCGGTGTATGCGCCGGTTGTGTGCTTGATAACGGTCTGGTCTTCGAACCAATCAAAACCAATTGCGTTATAAACTTCACCCTTGCGATACTGCTCGGAGATCTCTGTCGCTGGGTTCAACAGGCCAGAAAGGTTCTGGACCGTGCGGGCCATGGTGACAGGATCAAGAATGAACTTGCGGCTGTCAGTTGGGGCCGAACGCAAAGACAACAGTGCTTTCGCATTCAACCATGTTTCCAGCGTAGGCTTCAGCAAGTTACCAGCGGAGTCGAAGTTACCGACCAAGTTGGAAACGCCACCTTCAACGCCTGACATCACGTCAGCAGCTACCGCGCCAACAAGGTTGTTGACCGCAGGAGCAAGAATGCGCTTTGAATAATCATCCAAAGACATTGTGCGCTCGACGGAGTTGAACGAAACGTCAACGCCTTTCTGCGTGGCGAGGGTCAGCGTGGTTGATGTTTCCGCCGTGTCTTGGATCTGCGCAACAGGGCCGGTCCGGACGGTGTAATCGTTCGGCAGACGAACGCGTAATGACTGACCGATTTTAGCGCCGGTAACGGCAAACTGGTCATCATACTGCGTGTCGATATGCTGTAGGAACGAGTTGGTGTTGACCCACAAGCGAACAGCTTCGCGTGTGATCATGTTAATAGTTAAGAGTGAATTGCTCATAATTAGTCCTCTGGGTTGAGCGCACTATGCGCCTCGCTATTGCCAAAACACAAAGGGAGTCCTTTGTTTCTCTGACGGAGCCTGCGACCGTCTTTTGACAGGCAACCCAGACCACTTACCCTGCGGCCAGAAAGGGAGAGGGTTTAAGGCCCCTCACCTACCTTCTACGACGAGTCATCGCTTGTTCATTGCGTAGTCTCGCCCATTCTTCCATGGAAATGTTCGGATCGTCGAGTGACGCCGGGGCACTTCCAATACCTTGCACCTTTGGCGAAATCGGCGGAGGGGCCGACGTTACCTTTCGTGGTGCGCTGACGTTTTGTGCCAACTTTGCAACCGCCACAGCCTGTCTGGTGGGTGGAAGGAGCGCAATTCTGGCAGCCTCATCAACATTCTTAGCCAAATGGTATAATACCTCATGTGGGGCACCACTTTCAATAGCAGCCTCTGTCAGGGTCGTCGGAATGCCGCCTAAAATCTGAGCCATGTTGTTCAACTGCGGAGCCCAATCCCCATACTTACTAAGCCCCTCATTCCAAATCTTATCGGTCGTATTCTTCCATTCATTCTGTTTCGCCAGTTCTTGTGCCTGACGGTAAATTTCCATCTGGATCTGTTTCGGGTCCACACCACCAGCCTGGGCTGTAGGCGCATCGTAATACTGCTGCGGAGCTTCAATAGCCTGCAAACGCTCCTCAAGTTCACGCTTTTGTCGGGTCAACTGGCCAATACGATCCAGCAAACCTTGCGGCGGGCGTGACTCGCTATCAGATGGAGACGGAGAGGCCTTACCGAGAGCCTCCCCTTCCCCTTCAGCAGAGCCCTGCGGGCTCGCTTCTGCTTCAACTGGCGGAGGTGCAACAACAGGCGCTTCGGCAGGAGCAGCGTCAGCGCTGGCCCCTTCGGCCTGTCTAAGAATAGTGTTGTAAAATGTTTTCATGTTAGGCTCCTTTACCCTTCTTCATTTGTAAGACGCCCTCACGCCCTCGACGCAATGTCGCGTCTCTCACTAAAGCATCATGTATCTGATCTTTCAAGGTATCTGCGATATTTGTCGTCAATAATTGCGCTAAAGTAGCCCTAGCCGCATCTAAATATAGTGGCCAGCATGACGAGACATAAGTTTTTAGATCACGGTGCTCTTTATAAAATTCATCACTTTTCGACGCCCAGCTTTCATAAACTTCTTCAGCCATCTTTTGCGCAGTTTCCGCAACCATTTTATGCGCATGTGCCCCTTTTCCGGGGAGTTTAATCAAAGGCTCTCTCATCTTGGCTCCATTGGTAACAACACATTAACGTCTCTCTGCCCAAAAGGAGAGGTGTATGTATTCCTCATCCTTATGCCCTCTGGCGTTTCTTTGTAATACGCGCCCCTCGTAAACGGCGCAATGCCTTGAAACATACTTTCCGGTCCAGCCATTGCTACCGGGGGAGGCACTGTTTGCGAATAATTTATATAAGGTGAGGTGTGTTGGGCATTTGCCGGATCGTAAGGCATGAATTGGCTTACATCTGGAATTCGCCCCCTCTGAAATCCTTGCAACGGGTTAAGTCCAAAACCGCCTGTGTAATAACTCGAAGCCCTGCGATCAAACTCTTGACGCAAAGCATTTGTTTCCGACGGCCCAAAATTCCTCTGTGTAATGTCTTGAAATTCCGGATAAAGCCTTGTTCCGACATAAGCCTGCATTGCGGCAGGCATTAAATTCCGCGCCCGATCTTCCCAACTTTGCAACCGATACGCCTCATTCAAATCCCGGCGCTCTTCCGGGCTGTATTGCATTTCGTTTCCCGGAACCCCATACAATTCCGGCGGGCGGCGAGGGGGAAGCGGTATTCCGCCTTGCGGAGTGGGTGTGTAATAGTCACGGTTCAAGTAATCCGAAATCGCATTCGGATCAATTGGTTCGTAATTATATTGCACTCCCGCCATTTTCTACCCCTTAATACGGATTTTGTTCGTAATACTGCTGCGCCATGCGTCCACGTTCAGCTTCGTTCTGGCCTAAAAGGGCGTCAATCGCTCTTGTAACATGGTAGTTCAAATTACCTTCCCATGCAGGTTGTGCAGCTTCTGCTGAACGTCGTGGTGGCATAGGTGCAGCTTTTCGGCCCCCACGCGGAGCTTTCGCGGCAGGTGCAGCTGGTGCGGCCATCGCCCCACCTTGCGGCGCTGTTGGTCTGCCGTAAACATCAATTGGAGGAAGTGGCTGCGCGCCTCGAGCCATTTGATCCATCGCAGGAATACCCGCCGCTGGACCTTGCCCTTGCGATCCGTAATACGCCATCATAGCTGGAATACCGACACCCGCGCCGATTGCTGCAGCTTTACCATAAGGAAATCCGCCTGCGCCTTGTGGGGCCCCCGCCGGTCCGGTCAGCACATTTCCGGTCACGTCACGGAACTCACCATACGGAATACCTTGGCTCTCGCCTCGAGCCATCATCGGCAAGCCGCCACGCTGTGCCATCGGCATTGTTTCGCCCCGCAACGCAATACCCTGTCCCATTTCTTCTGGACTGTAAGGTGCAAAATCTCCTTCACGGAAAGCGCCAGTTCGACCCGGAGGTGTGCGTCCAGATCTTGCCCAATCCAGCATATTACGGTCAAATCCGCTAACAGGCCGATCAGTCATTGGCCCCGGCGCAGCAGGTCCTTGATAATCATAATTCGCAGGTGATGGGCTCGGCATTCCGCGACGTTGTGCCATCACCATGTTGCCTTCAAAAGCGTTCGGACTTTGCGCAAATGGGCCTTGCTCAATGGCTAAAAAGTCTTCGGGACGGTATGCTTGTGGTCGACCGGCTGGCCGTGACCCGACCTCACCTCTCCGAAAAGCCGCCATCATATTTGCATCAAACGATCCCCTCGGAGCTTCCGCTACCGGCGTATATTCCAGCCGCCCCATCGGAGCGGAGCGCACTTCTCCTGCAGCCCTTGCCTCTGCCATCGCGGGCGAGAAAGTCGATCTGCCCGGACGCATCGCATACATCGAAGCAATGTCGGTCGGGAACATTTCGGAGCCATACAAACGCCCTCTCGCAAATTCCTCTGGGAATTGCTCACGCAACATTTGTTCATACCCAAGCGATCCAAGCTCTTCCCGTGTGGCCTGTCCGAAAGGCGTCCCTTGCGAACCTTGCATCTCCCGGCCAATACCCCGGATGAGCGCGGCCAGCCAAGACTGCCCCGGCACAACATTGCGTTCACCCGCAGCTACCGCTTCTTCTTCTAAGGTGCGCTTCTTGGCCATTTACATTCTCCTCGTAACTCGTGCCATCATCCCGGGGATCTCCGGATGCGGGGCGTAAACGTGACCGTCAGGGCCTCGTTGCCCTCCCGGCGGAATTTCGTGATCTTCGAGCATACCACTATCACGCTCCGAAGCATATTGCGCCCCGGGCGTCGAGTTCTGCTGTTCGTGCCCTTCGTATGTATCGCTGATCGGCACTTCTTCGCTTTCCCGCACAACGTCGTCTTGGAGCTTGGCCAACTGGAGTGCCGAGAGCCCCTGCTTTCCGACCACATCGATACGCTTGGTAATCGCGTCGTAAACATCGACTTCGCGCTTTTCCAGCCGCGCTTGCGTCTTGCCTTTTTCTTTCGCCAATTCGTCCATCGTGGATTTGAGCGCCGCTTGCAATTGTTGAACTTGCATGGACAGCATTTGCTCGTTTTGTGTCGGACCTTGGCCGAGCGCCTGCGGCGGCACCATGCGCTTTAGCCTTTCTGCCGCTTCCTCTGCCATCGGGAAGTCGCCAGCCCTAAACATAATATCACCAATGATATTGGTGAGTGCAGGGGCTTGCGTGAGGATCAAAGTGAGGGCGTTGAAGGCTTCCTCGCGGCGCGTGGCATATCCCGGCCCGACATCTGCCTGCACTTCATATTGACCAATCGCAGGATTTAAAATCCGCGTAATGACCTCATTATTCTCGTTCACTTCCAGCATATGCGCTTGTTGCAACATCGGATCGAGCTTGACCTCAAGGCTCTCACCATTTTCAGCCAAAATCATCACAATTCTATTCGTGTCGTAAAGTTTCGGCACCAGATCCAAAATGATCTTACCCACCTGTCGTATAGCAATCGCAAGATTATCGATAAAATGATAAGTCGCACGATCACCCTGACGCTGACGCTCCGCAATCGCTTTGCCCGTGCGTTCATTGCCTTGCTGCCCCATCTGGTTTTCGTATTGCCCCGAAACCATCTGCATTTCCATCGCAGCGACTTCCATTCCCTTCAAAGCAACGGGCGAAGGAACTGGGGGCTCTATTCTTTGAGGAGGAGTCAAAGGCTTTCCATCATCCCCAACAGACTTAAAAGGCAAATACGCATGATTTTGCCTATTCGCTGTTGCCCAATATTCTTCAAAACCTTCAACAGTCTCCACCCCAACAATCCACGGAGTTTTGCTTTGCAACGCACCGTATTCCACCGCGCTTGACGCCCAGTAGTTATACATCCGCTGTGGATCTTTCATGGCTCTCGTATGGCCCTTACGATCCATTCTTCCTTCAATAATCGTTTCTTCGCCAATCACTGGAATGATCGGAATTGTTTTTCCCGGCCAGATTTTCTCTTCCGACTCAACAATGTGAGTGCCGATTATGAAATGGTAGTGAATGATGCGACGTTGTGTTGGGCGTTTGCGAGTCATTGGATCGTCGAAAACTTTGCTTTTCGGGTCGACCTTGCGCAATTCCGACGCCAGCAAAGTTGTCGGTTGCCCGTCCGGTCCGTCAAACATCAGCAATTCATCTTCAACATCTTCCGCTTCAAAATATTCCGCTACCCGCACATGGTCATCATCGCGCCAACCACGATCTCCGACCAATCCTTCCGTTCCCATATACTTCACATACTGCGGATATTTCTTCTCAAAAACATCCCTTGGCATGTCCTCAAAGATGAACGCAAATCTCGCATCCTCTTTCGCAGGCGCTCTTGCATCTGGATCAACATAAACCGTCATCGGATCTGGGATTGACGTGATGTAAATGTCTTGGTCAAAACTATCATCACTTACATAATCAGTAATAACCCGCAAATATCCAATGCCTGACGTGACTTGGAAAGTTGTCGCAACATCGTAATGGGCAGGAGCGTTTGATTGATATTCAATATGCCGCGCAATGCCGTCCCAAATTCTTGCCGCCTCCGCCGTCGCTCCATTTCCCGCCGCCCGGTATTTAATTCCAGGCTTATTCATCTTCGCATCGTTAATGATGTTTAGATTGTGCTGGCGTGTTTTGTTAATGGTTAGGGCCGGGCGCTCATCGCGCTGCCGGTCGTTCCACATTCTTGTCGGCCACTGATATTTATTGTCAGGGTCAGCGTTCGCAAACTTTAAGTCGTCAAGAAATAGCCTTCTGGCATAACTTTCCCAATCCTCACAGCGCCGAAAGCGATCTTGCGCTCTTTTGAAGATTTTCTGAAATTTGCCGATTTGTTCGTTTGTAGGTTCTGACATTTTTTATCCCAACCATCCAAGGCTTTCGCCAAATTCCTGCATTCTACCCATCAGCCCGCTATGCTTTTTCAGCGCCCCGGCCACTTTTCGCGCCCTTGAGTCTCCCGACCCTTCACTTGACGCAATCGCCATATACCGAAACGCATCCGCAGCATGTGATGACCAATCATGCACAGGCTCCGCCGACAGACTTTCAGTTACTGAATTTTCTTCATAGTGATAATGGCGAAGTGCATGAAGTAACTCTTTCTCACAACGAGCTGCGTCAAACCAGCATGTTGGAAAGATGCTTCGTGCAGCGATAATGCCGTCGAACTTCGATAATCTCGGCACAATCCGGACTCTAAAACCCGCGTCCCGCATTTGCTCTTCAATAGATTTTTTCGACCCAAGAGTTTTAGCTCTTGCATCGTGGGGCAACCAGCAGGTTCCGTATTCATAAAGTTCCCCAGTGCCCGACCGGCGTGTTCTTAACACATGAATGTAATGGTCGAGGCCTTTCAGCCTGTTTTGATAGTAATCCACTATCCGCCGCTGCATTCCCACGTATTGCTCAAAAATAATAGCAGTATGGTCAGATCGACCCAAATCCCAGTATAAATTGATTGTTGAGCTAGAATGATGCGGAACGTGTGTGATGCGACCTTCTTCCGCGCAATCCCGAAGTTCCTCGGCATAAACCGCTCCTTCAAGCGCCTTCCGGCATTCCCCTTCCCACACATGCAAATACGCATCGCGATCTTTGGCCTTGAGATCCAGCATTTCCTGCTTGAGCACCTGCGGAAACCATGGATTATCTCGCCACGAAATTTTCTGCACTACCGCATTTTTAGGAGGAGATAACACAAAACGCTGGTAAGTATCGTCAGACTCAAGCTCCGGATTAAACGAAACCCATATTTCAGAGCCCTCTTTACGGATCGTCGGAATAAGAACTTCCCACGAATTTTTTGTGACCTTATTCGCCTCTTCAACCCAGCAGATGTCCACACCTTCGTATGACTTAATCTTCGTGACATTGTTGCGAATTCCTTCGAAAGAAAACTCGCTCCCTGTCGACGGGCAGAAAATCCTTGCCTGTTCTATCTGGTAAAACGGCAACAGCCCTAAAGACTCAATCTGATCAGATAAAATTTTGTGCACTGAATCTCGAATAGAATTCTGCAATTCACGAGCACACAACACACGAAGGGGCCTTTTTGCCGCTAGCACAACAAGCGCCCTCGCCATACCCCAGCTCTTCGAGCCGCCACGTCCACCATAAAGCACCCGGTATCTCACAGGCAAATCATTAACCTGCGGCCAGAAAAGACATTGGAGCTTTTCTGGCCACTCAATAATTTTCGCCTGTGAGGCATTTTGTGGGGTTAGGTCCATATTATACTCAATCCCTCATGGGCCTAATTACTTACCCTTCTTCGCATTGTAGGCTTTGAGGGCTTTTTTGTCCATTGCCATATCTTTCTTAGAGCCCTCTTTAATACCTTTTGCGGCGAGCTTCTTATCCATCTTTTTGTCCATCGGGGATTTTTCCCACTGCTTCATCGTCATTTTCGCCATATCACTTACCTCCGGGTTGTTTGCTGGATGAAACCTTGCCTAAATCTTTATGTTGGCCTTCTTTAAAAGCGGAATTATTTGCCTTCGCTTTCATGAGTTTTCCCATATCATAATGGGAGCCCATAACATGACTTTCGCGGTCAGGCCGTTTATGAGAGCAACACTTTTTCATTCTTCGTTCCTCGTTCTGTCCCATAACTTAAACCCGATCTGCAGGGACAAATAAATGCAGCCGAGTATCGGAGCCACTATTTCCGCCACATCCGACACAGTTTTAAGTGAAGGGAGCCAAAGCGGCGACGAAATCATCGCGGCAGATACAATCGCCCCAGTTCGTTCTGCGGTGGAGACAAACAAGGTGCTTATAAGATCGCTGTTGTTCTGCTGCATCGTCATTTAATCCATCCGCATTTTAGTGCCACGCCTACAGCATTGTGCTCTCTTATCTGTGCTATCGTCGGCGCGGTATCATGTTTAGAATAATAAATCGCTTTTGCTGCTTGACAGAAACTTGCACGGTCAGTCCCTTCTGAAAGGGTCGTTGTCTGGCAACTTGCCGTCATTAGACAAAATATCAGCACGAACAGCTTCTCTTGCAGCCATTGCGATTTGCACATCATGGATTTGCCCTCTCAAATCACTCAATTGCTGCTGCGCTTGCCCTGACTCCACAAGTTTTTTGTCGTGGAGCCAATCCATCAACTTCACAATCATAGTCGCTAGTCCCGAAAGGAACCCTATGATTGCCGAAAGACTCATTTTGCTGCGCCTGTCGTGCCGCCATCTTTCGCAGCCATTAACCCTAACGCGCCAAGGATCATACCAATCTGGCTTGTCGGATCATTTGGAACAACAATGCCGGGAATTGAAATGCCAGCATAATGCAATCCAACAATCACCAACATAGCTACACCAGACGCCGTTGTGCGCCAATTATTCACGAAATAGTTTTGAATAATCGTGTTCATTTTACTCTCCTTATCCTACCGCACCTGAACAGTAATTAGTCGTCCCAAACACACCAACTGCTGTGATTTGTGTTGAGTTATACGTCAATTTATTACCTGCCCCGCCTGATATGCAGGAAGGAAGCACAGAGGTTACATTAACCTCACAATACGTTGCGCTGGTGCCTATTAACCTTACACCTTGAGCCCAAGTATTAACGCCTCCACTAACAATCGAGGCGATATAACATCTAGAGCAGCCCCCTCCAGTTCCAGAAGTAAGAGTAATTGCCGCATTTGCGGAAGTGGTCGAAGTATTTCGGCAAGTATCGGTGAATATACTGTTTAATGTAGAGGTAAGATGAATAGCCCCTCTTGCGCAATTAAGGAATATATTTCCTTTAGAATTAATATTTTGAGAAGCGTAATAAGGAGCCAATGTTCCCTGCACTAACAACCCATATATATTATTAGGGAAGCCGATAACTTGATTATCTGTTAAAGAAATAGTCCCTACACAACTATCAATCGCAATACCGGCAGTTGCACCAGAACCTCCTGTTGGAGCAAAATATCCATCAATGACAGTAATAGCTCCGCCACCAGCTTGTTTAATTATACGAATTCCATAACTAGCGAATTGGTCAATAACCGCACCAAGAATATGAATATCAACGTCGCCAGTTGCGTCTTTTGCAAGCCCTTCTGTTCCGACTATTTCTATTCCAATGGCACAAGTTACTGACTCAAACCTAAGAACAAATGTATCTGCACCAGCCTTATCAAGTGCCAAACCTGTAGATCCAGATGTCTGCAAAGCTGGAAGAAAACATCCTGCACCGCAGTCTGTAAAATACGTGGAAGCGTTGCCTCCAGCAGCAGGGAGAGGGCTATTGCCATCCAGATAATACCCAATAAATTGATCCGCAGGGGCCCCGCCAGATTTTGCAAGTGAACGAGAAGCGTAACATTCAGTTAAACGTGTTTGAACAGTTGCATATAGATAAAAACCTTGCATACTTTGTTGGGAACTAACGGTGTTGATTTGTGTAAATAACGTAAATTTATTTATCAGACCTATTCCGGAACCAGAAGTCGAAATAGGCCCAACAGTGCGATTCAAATTTACGTTGGCTATTCTCGTTCCTTGCAGATAACTATTGATTGCGCCCGGATCAGCATCCGGCCCCATCTGCACAATCGTGGTTGATCCGTTGGTCGCAACAATTTGCGTAGTGTTCGTATTATCCCCTTGATACCCATAAGCCAATCCGACTAAAGAGCGGTTTGTTTTGTTGAGCCATACCCTTGACGAAACGTAGTAGTTTCCAATACCAAGTTCGGTAACTGGACAAGCGGTAATGCACTTATTGATCGGAACAGAACAATCTATTGCTAAATCATTCGCAAAACCGCCCCACCATTCTGGATAACCTGTGGTCACAAGCTCTTCATTAAAAACAACCACGCCAGTTCCGGTTGTGTTAAATATTTGAGTTTTTTCAGCCTGCATTCCACCACTAAACGTAACCGTAACGCCATTTGAAATGTTAAGAGTCGCGCCCGGAAGGATTGTAACATCTTTCGTAAACGTCACATTCGAGCTAACCAAATACGTGCCGGAAGGAATTAAAATGCTTGGTGCTGCATTCGCGTTTGTAAAAGCTGTCGCACAGTTCGTCGCGCCGGTCTTATCTGCACCGTAATCCAAAACACTAACAGGCTCCAATGAAGACCAAGTCATTGGGCCCGCACCACCGCCACCACTTTTGAGCACTTGCCCGACAGAACCTGCGGTTGCAGGAAGATTGAAGCTGTAAGTGCCGGAAACAGCAAAGTCTGAAATCGTAACGGCATTGCTTCCTGAGCCGTAAAGGGTCAACCCGCTTGTGCTAATCTGTGCAAGTTGTGTAGAGCTTGCATCATAAAAGTTATGTGTGTTTGTAGTCGAGCCGTATTGCCCTTGTGCCAAAAGCAAGCGCCCTGTCGTCGGATCAAACCGGCCAACCTCAACATTGTTTGCCAAGAAAACCAAAGGATGATTTGACTTCGCGCCAATCTTTGCCAAGCTGCTTTCCAGCTTACAAACAAATTCCACCCCAAATTTATAAATATCTAAATCCCCGGTAGGCGTATTCGTGCCAATTCCGAGTCGATCATTTGTATTATCCCAAAAGAAATTCGCATTATCTTGGGAAAGATTTCCCGCCGCCCCACCAAAAATCACCGAACCCTGCGAATACCCAGAAAACCCTGTCGGCAAGAAAACCAATTGATCCCACGCATCAACTGCCGATCCGATATACATGCAGACTTCAGCTGTTTGTTGTAAAACACCAATCGCCCCAGCCAACCCGTCAATCGTCGAAGATCCTTCCGCGAAAACACGGATGTCGTTTGCGGAGTTGTTAATGACTAAAAGAATTTTGCCCGGCAGCGCTTGCGGCAACACCACACCTGCGCCGGAGGCTGTTGCGACCGTCACATTCGTAATCGCATTAACGATTTTTGTGGAATTCAGCGCCGTGCCGCCCGGAGTCGCCGTTACCGCTTGCGACGTTGACCATGTAGGATTTGCAATCTCATAATTTAAAGTCGAGCCGTCCGTCAGTCGGTATCCGGGGGCAAATGGATCTGGAGTCGTCATAATTACAATCCTCTTTGTGGCGTAACCCTACCACAACAATTGTCAAATTTCACCCAGCTTTCCGCAAATCATCCGAAATAGTGGGGCTATCCGGTTCTTCCATCATTTTCACGTTTCCAGCAAGGCGCGCGTCCGTCGGGTTAAACTTCAACGCATCCTTTGCATGACCAAGGGCCTTTTCTTTAAGCCCTAAATTCCACGCCGCAATCGCTGCCAGATCGTGCGGAAGTTCTGCCCAGCAAGCTGGATCTGCCGTATAAACCAATTCCCGATGAGTCACGCAAATCGCCCGCCACGCCGCCGCATAGCAATCCGCCCATCTCGCCTGTTTGTAAGCCAACATCGCCAGCGCACACCAAGGCTCCCGGGTCGCCGGAGCTTCCGCTGCAGCTTTATGATACCAGCCTTCCGCCTCGTCCCAAAGACCCTTCGCCTCGCAGCACTTTCCAATCACTCTCAGCGCATAACACCGTTCATGGTGCCAAATGGCTGACGGCAGCGCCAAATATCTCTTACATTCCGCAATACTTTCATCATGCCGTCCGTAAAAATGCAGTTCCCTCGCGTAATAAAACGAATTTCGAGAGCACTCCCGATCCTCTTTCACCGACATTTCCAGCAATTCCAGATAAGACCCTCGACTTTTATCTGAGTCAGGCAAATGCCGGACAAGCAAAGTATTGGTTTCAGCTAAAATTTGTTGGCAGCGTGGGTCGAGGCGGGGATATTCATGGCAGGGATGGTGCCACCAATACCCTTTTCGGCCATGGATTTTTTCAGCGTTAAACCTTATCCCGTTCCCCCAATCATACCCGTATCGGAGGCGAGTCGTTCCGGGCACCCACACCCTTTCAATTTCTTCTCGCCATCCCGGTTCCAGCACCTCATCTAAATCCAAACTCACGCAGACATCAAAATCCCCAGGCACCAGCGCCAACGCCGCATCCCTTGCTTTATCAAATCGCCATGGGGTGATGCAGATTGAATAAACTGCCGCCCCACATTCCTGCGCTTTTTGGATTGTATTGTCTGTGCTGCCGGTATCAGCAATCACCACTAAATCTGCGTCTACGGCGCTTTTACAAAACCGCTCTACAAATTTTTCTTCATTCTTCGAAATCGCGTAAACGCAAATTTTCATGTAAGGGCCCCTTCTTCCCGTTACAATTCACAAATTCGTTACGCCGATATTTGCGCCGCCGCTTGAAAAAGATCGTCAACTTCCGTTTCCGACAACCCAAGTGCAGTTGAAAGATTTAAAATCATAGGTGACATCCGCCGCCATTCAAGAGCGTATTCCCATGCAAATTTTGTCTCTTGTGGTGTGTTTGAGTCATTAATGATGGCCTCAACTTGCGCCAAATGCCCAGCATTGGCTAAAGCAACGCGCCCTTGAAACGGTGTGCAAGATGTTGAATAGCGCAAATTCATAAGATCAATTTGTGGCTGCGAGTCAGGAGGCGTCGGTCCTTCCACAAGAACCCAGCCGCCGCGCATAACGGCATGATAACCATCTTGCTCGGGAGGGGCCTCAAAGGCGTGGAAGGGTGGAATTGCGGTTGTGCCGTCTGGAACCTCTACCGTTCCAGAATAGCACATATCGGATTTTCTGAACGCATAAATCAGCATCTTAATATCTCCCTCTTAGGGCAAAATAATCAAACATTTAGTTGTCTAGGCTGCTTTTCTGTCGTCAAACAATCCATTAACATACCTACCGTTCCGGCATGGTCAAACTGGATTAACGGGTCTACCCAAATATCTATACCAGCCTCTCGCGCCCTGCGGCAGAAAACAAAGTCTTCCCCCCAGAACTCACCCTCATAAACTTCCGTATCAAAAAAACAATATCCCGGCTCTGGATTATTGCTTTTATCCTTCGGCTCATAATAAAGCTCAGGATATTTATCTCGCATCTTTTGAATAGCTTCTCGACTAATCAACATAAAGCCAGCCGGGATATATTGCATTTTTAATAAATGACGGTCTGTGACAATCGACCCGTCCTCATTCGTCACAGGGCGGAACAAAAAACATTTTTGGTCCCCACGGGCCGGGTAAACGCCAGCAACAAACTCCTTATCCGCATCCAACATGGCTAAAACAGCTTGCGCTGGCCATCCTAAATCGCCATCAACGCAAAGCAAATGGGTGCAATCACTATACCAAAAAGCCTGCACAAGTCGATTACGCTCCGCGACTAGCAATGACCCAGACGTGACAATTTGTGGCCCAACATCAATACCGTGCAGCTTTAGCACTTCGTATGTTTGCGCAAAACTTAAGCAATAAGGGATATTTACCGTCCCGCTATAAGCAGGTGTAGCGATCATCACTGATTTTTGCATGGTTAGCCGTTCTTAGTATATGCCGGTGATGGAATTGTTATAGCCGTTGTTGCTGATTGGCAAGTTGGTAATGCAAAGCTCGTTGCCGTGTTATATGTATATTGAGGGAATTTTAGCGTTTGCCCGGCATACCCGCTTAACACAAAAGTTTGATTATTATACGCACCGGCAAGACTCCCATAATAATACACGGTTTGATATGTGCTCCATGAAATCCCGTCCGGTGATGTCCCTATAATCCCATAACCATCAGCACCATAAACATATAATCCGTTGCCATAAGTTAAAGAGTATATGCCGTATATAGTCTTGCTATCTCTTCTTGTCCAAGTAATAGCATCGGTTGATGTAGCTAAAAATCCATTTTGACCAGCAGCAATATATAAAGAATTAGCATATAGTAAGGTATATATAGCCAATGTTGTGCCACTCGTCTGCGGGGACCAAGTTATCCCATCTGTTGAGGTAGCTATTGTGCCAAATTGCGTTCCATAAACATATACTGTTCCATAAGTTAAGGCGTCTATAGTTTCTGACGTTCCACTTGATCTGTTTGTCCAAGTAATTCCGTCAGTTGATGTTCTTAAACCTCCAGAGCCTGCGCCGTAAATATACAAACTATTTCCATAAACTAGAGCATTTATATTTTGTGTTGTTCCACTTGTTCTTGCAGTCCACGTAATTGCGTCAGTTGACGTTCTTATTACACCGCCATTTCCGGCTAAAACATATACAGTCCCGTAAATTAAGGCGTTTATACCCGAAGTTGTTCCAGATGTTCTTGCTGTCCAAGTGATTGCATCTGTAGAAGTTCCCAATACACCGCCACCTCCGCCATAAACATATAATGAATTAGCGTAAATTAAAGCGGATATATTATTGGAGCCTGCAAGTGTAGTTTTAGTTATGCTAGTATACCCATCACTTATCAACCCAACATTTGCATATAAAACAGGGTTAGACGCCTGAGTGACAATTGTGCCACTCATTGACAACCAACCGCTAGATGTCTGCTTACTGTCCCACGTTGCGTCGCCGGGGTAATTCGTGCTTGGCGCGTTTGATAAGGTTTTAAGACTAGACATTATGTAGCTTTCACAAATGCAGTCTGAGATGGATACAACCCGGTAAGCAATGTATTTGTTTGAGGAAGAGCAAAACTTGTTGCCGTATTATATGTATAGAAAGATGCAGTATAAACAACAGCAATACCTGTTATATAAGCTACCGTTGAGTTTCCATAGGCCACAGATACGCATGCGGCTTGCGCAGGCGCAGGAGTTGTTTCTGTCTTCCAAGTTATAGCGTCAGTTGATGTTATTATAGCAGGAAGAGAAGTTGACGCAGAAACTACACCGCCAATAAACAACCCATTTGCATAAATTAATCCAGTTATATCATAAGGTGTTGCGGGGTATCTAGCGGTCCATGTTATCGCATCTGTTGAGGTAGCTAAATAACCACTTGCCCCGCCATAAACATACAGGCCATTGCCGTAAGTTAAAGTATATATATATTGTGATGTTCCGCTAGTTCGCGCTGTCCAAGTAATAGCATCTGTAGATGTAGCTATTCCGCCAACGCTTGTAGCGTATATATACAAAGAATTAGCATATAATAAAGATGATATAGTGTTGGCTGTTCCGCTTGTTCTTGCAGTCCAAGTTATTGCATCAGTTGAAGTCCTTAAAACACCCCCAGCACCACCATATACATATAATCCATTGCCATATGTTAAGGCGTTTATAGCCGAAGTTGTTCCACTTGTTCTGTTTGTCCAAGTCACTGCATTAGTAGAGGTTCTTATTACACCGCCATTTCCAGATAAAACATATACTGTTCCATAAGTTAAGGCCAAGAAAAGTGTGTTAGTTCCAGTTGTCTGGGTTGTCCAAGTTATAGCATCGGTAGATGTTGCTAATCCAGAAGCTCCGGCAGCAACAAACAATGAATTAAGATAAACAATGGTGTAATGGGAAGTGCCACTTGTTCTCGGAGTCCAAGAACTAAGACCATTTGGATACAAGCCAATCTGAG